TAGTCAACAAGTGGCTGAAGAAAGTGTTTGAGTGTCCTGCTGACAAGATCATGCACAATGCTCAGTACGATGCGGGCTGGATCAGACGCATGGGATTTACCATCAAGGGCCGCATAATCGACACCATGCTGATAGTGTCTCTGCTTGATGAGAACAGGTTTAGCTACAGCCTAAACAACATAGCTTACGACTATCTTAAAAAAACAAAGACAGAAAAAGAACTAAGAGAAGCGGCAGTCAGCTTTGGGCTGGATGCCAAGTCGGAGATGTGGAAGATGCCCGCTATGTATGTCGGGCCCTACGCACAAGGTGATGCGGAGCTTACCTTAGACTTATGGAACTATCTGTCTGTAGAGATAGGCAAGGAGGACTTGTGGTCCATAGCTAATCTGGAACTAGCCTTGTTGCCATGCCTGATAGACATGACATGGAAGGGTGTCCGCGTAGATCAGGACAAGGTGGAACGCACCAAGGATAGTTTGCTCAAAAGAGAGAAAGCCGTACTCAAGCAGATAAAAGATATGTCAGGCATGGACGTTGAGATATGGGCGGCTCAATCCCTTGCTAAAGCGTTTGACCATCTCAGCATAGCCTACCCAAAGACAGAGAAAGGCGCACCGTCTTTCCGAAAGCAGTTTCTATCTGATCACACGCATGAGTTCCCAAAGCTCATAGTCGAGGCCCGCAATCTGAACAAAACCAGCGGTACGTTCATCAATACCATTATGAAGCACTGCCGGTCAGATGGGCGTATACATAGTCACATAAACCAGATCCGGTCTGACGACGGCGGGACCGTGTCGGGCCGCATATCAATGTCCAACCCCAACCTGCAACAAATACCGGCTCGCGATCCAGAGTTAGGCCCCATGATACGCAGTCTGTTTCTACCAGAAGAGGGAGAACAATGGGCGTCCATAGACTTCTCGCAACAGGAGCCACGGATCTTGGTTCACTATGCACAAGTTTTAGGAAATTCTAGGGGAAGGGTGCCGCTAGAGGGCGCACAGGACTTTGTTGACGGTTACCGCAACGATCCCGACATGGACTTTCATACGATGGTAGCAGAAATGGCTGGCATCAAACGTAAGCAAGCCAAAACAATCAACCTTGGCATGATGTACGGCATGGGGGTCAACAAGCTTGCAGACCAGTTAGATATTGAAGTGGACGAGGCACGGGGGCTAATCAAGCAATACCATGAGCGGGTGCCCTTTGTTAAAGGTCTTCAGAACGGTGTAATGAAGCATCTCAATAGTAAGAAGAGCAAAGGGGCTGTAAGCTCCATACTGGGCCGCAGATGTCGATTTAATCTGTGGGAGCCCGATACGTTTGGCATGAACAAGGCTCTGCCATACAAAGATGCCGTCGATGAGTACGGTCCAACCACCCGATTGAAGCGGGCATATACTTACAAAGCGTTGAACCGGTTGATCCAAGCTTCTGCCGCAGACATGACCAAACAATCAATGGTAAATATTTATGAAACAGGACGCATACCGTTAATTCAAATACATGATGAAGTGGCTATTTCCGTGAAATCTCGTGAAGAAGCAAAAGAGGTTGCAGAAATTATGGAAAATGCTGTACCATTGGAGGTGCCCAACAAGTGCGATGTTGAGATCGGATCTAGTTGGGGTGAAGCTGAGTAAGTTTTTTTATTCCTCCCGAAGAGACCTGACCCCGCTCCGGCGGGGTCTTTTTTGTTGCAATTACATAACTTATCTCATATATTCGCTTACATAAACACAATATGTGGAGTTATGATGGACACGACTAAATGGAAATCTGTTTTGGTTCCGATTGAGGTGTATTCCGAAATCAAGAAAATTGCCAAAGCAGAGGGCCGCACGATTAGCGGTCAGCTACGAATAATCTTTGATACTTATAAACGCGCACAAAAGGTTTAATTTAAAATGTGTCGGGCGTTGCCCAAAAAAAATTTACCTGTTGGATGGGAGTTTATGGGATGGTGTGTCCAGAATGTGGCGGAGAAGGTAAAGTGGAGTATGAACGCGCTGTTGTCGATTGGACAAGGGGCGGCTACCTTGAAGGGTACATGGACGATTGCGAAGAGTGTAATGGTACAGGAGAAACAGATGATGGCATGGCCGAAGAATAGAGAACTTCAGTATAAACCGTTTGGATACGCCGGTAAAATGCAGGAGCTATTGGACAACAACCAGTGCCCGCGGTGCAAATGTAATCTACCTTCCGTCGAAGTACACGGTCAGGTTCAGTGTTCTTGTTGTAAACTTTATATCGGAGAGCGAAGTGAAGTGTGTTAAGTGCGGTGCGGACACCAAGGTGCTTGGCAGTCGTCCGCATGACGGAACCCTCCGGCGGCGGCGTGAATGTAAAAAATGCAAGCACCGTGTGTTCACCGTTGAAATTTTAGAAGAACCAAAAGTCGTTAACCAGCCGCCCCCACCCGTTCCAAAAAGAAAATCTTTTAAACCACGGGTGGTAAAACCGCGGCTCACGGAGCTAGACATAGATAATATGTCCGATGAAGAGCTAGAACGGGCTATTTATGATGGTCGAATTGGATAATTATCTTTGTAATATGCGATAAAAGGGCTTGTATCTGCGCGTTTAAAGGTGTATATAAGAAACATCCCGTAGTTGGACCCCCAAGGTTGGTTTGCCCCCGCCTTGGGGGTTTTTTTATGTTTGACATCCTATGTTGTCTGGTATATATGGGAGTTATCTTAAACAAGTAACTATCGGGAGGTAGGAATGGCTAGAAAGAAATGGAGCGACGCGGCTCGTAAGAGGCAGTCCAAAGCTATTAAGAAAATGTGGGCGGAAAAAAAGAAGTCCAAAGTAAAAGAGGCTTCAGTCACCTTGAAACCTGTCGTCGTCGAAGAGAAGGTCGAAGAGCGTGACTTGAACACGGTCAGCGCAACGTGGGTAAAGTATCATCTCAAAGAGTGCTTGAAGGAATGCAAGACAAAGGCGGAGATGACAAAGTACCTTGAGGATTCTATTGAAACGGTTGATCGGATTATGTCTGACGACAGGAAAGAGTCTAAGCGTCGTCATAAGGAAACAGCTATTCACGACAACGTAACTGACGCTGAAATCCTGATCATCAGTGATGGCTACAGCATAAACGGTATACAAGAGCCACAACGCATAATGGGTTCGATACCGTTTTGGGTTCCGTATGACGTGTCGATGTTTGATCACTTGAAGGAAGATCCAAAAGCCCGTGAGTGGTTTTTGGATGTTATGGGTTCTGCCCGTCAGGTTGCGGTAACAAATCACGAATGGCCTGACCAGAATATCAGTGTTCAGGTCCGCTTTACGTTTACTCACGTCAATGGATAATAACGCAGAAGACTTTCAATCCGGTGTCGAGGAGATGGAGCGGCTGTTAGACCGGTTTGAAAAGGCCGGTTGCAACAGCGGGGCTGTCATGGGGGGAGCTATGCAAGCTCTTATCTTCCGTATGGCCCTTGGGGCTCCTGACACGGCTACCGTGCTAGGCTTTATGGGCTCTTGTATGAGCTCCGCCGCATACGTCCTGTCAGAGAAGGACGACTGACCACGGCCCTCGCTCCACTCATGGGGCGGGGGTTGACTTGTTTTTTTATTTAGTTTATGTATGGGATAAATCTTATATAACACGGGAGAATGATAATGAAGGATGATTTGAAAATCGTTTTGGATTTCATGTTGGACTATGGCGGGACCGGTTCTTTGCCAAACATGGATGAAGGTAGTTCGGGGGACAGGGCATATCTGGCCTCTTTGCGGTTAGCTGAATACATGAGATGTGTTTTTGCTGACAAAGAATTAACCTCTAAATACGAGCGTGTTTTTGAAAGGGATTGGGACGATGCCAAAAAAGTTTAAGGTTTACGTCACGATGTATCACCGGATTGATGTCGAAGCTCCCAACGAGGACAAGGCAAGAGAATTAGCTGAAGAGATAATATGGGACGATCATATTAAAGACGTCATCATTCATGTTGAGGAGGCTGAAAATGAAGAGGGTTGATAGATATCAGGCGGTTCAGGTCAAACTCAACGACGCAATGTCCGCGGCTATGGACCTTGAATTTAAAGGTGAAGAGCTTCAAGCTGAGTATGTCCGCTCTGTCGCAGAGATCGAAATGTTAGGTGAAGCGATAAGCTCAATGCAGGAAGCGCAGTCCTATCTGCTTAAAGCACGGTTGAGGGTTCAACAATGATAGAATTATCTGATTACGAAAAAGGCTTTCTCACCGCACACTTTGAAGCGCACTTACGGTTTGAAGATTACAAGTGCAAAGATTGGTACGAGCATCTTGATGACGACCAAGAATGGGTGGGTGTATCTATAGGTGACAGGATGTTTGACATCTGCATTTGGTTAGACCCAAGCATAACCGGAAAATATCCACAAGATTTAGTTGCCGTTGTCTATGAGTGCGATAAGACAGGTGATGGTAATTGGACAACAAACACCGATAGGTGTTGGTTTTTGAAGGAGGATCAATGATATTAGGTCTTTCAAAATGCCGACGTTGTGATAATAAAGCTACCGCAAAGGAGGGGGCCATCCTCCTTTGCACGAAATGCTGGCTACGAATTTGGAGCCCCCGCCATTAAGCGGGGGTTTATTTTTTTAAAAATTTAGGTGCGACACTTTGCCACATCACTTTGTCGCATACCGTATAAGATAAGTCGCATATGGGATAGAACTATCCTAAGTATCTGATAAAATTAAAGAATATCAAAAGAGCGGTATCAAAAGCCGCCGACGCTTTTTCTCAATGTAAACAACTACGGGAGGTCAGTATGACTGACATCAACGCCGCATCCGTCTGGGTCGTCGAAAGCAAACTGCTTGAAACCGCCGATAAGGAATACGAGTGGGGGGACTGTATGTCCTTCACCTCAATCCTCATCGACGAGTGTAACGGCCACCGGTTAGACGAGGTCGAAGATAACACCTTCGATCTGGGCTATCTCCGAGCCGTGGAATACGCTTCCCGAATGGGCAAGCTGTATGCCGCAACCCAATACTTTCGGGTCGTCCTCAAAGACAGCCGTTTCGACAAAGTCGGAAAAGAGTTCGTCTTCAAAGGGTTAAGCCGGAACGCGGACGACTGACCGCGGCTCACGAACCAAGGGCTCCGCTTCGGCGGGGCCTTTTTTGTAACGCGTTACTGTATATAGGCCAGAAATTAAAAAAAATATTTTTTGAAAAATATAGGCGTAACCGGTGTAACTTATGTAACCTCTGTCATAAACCATTATTTATTATAATAAAATTAACACCCAGCAGGTTACATATTCGGTTACACATTTAAAATACAAAATGTAACCCTTAAACAGGAAAATCTCCTAATGGGGGTCCTGCGATATTTTTTTTGAAAAATATATTTTGGCTCTATATAAAAGAAACCGTAAATAAGAACGTGACCTAATTAACTGGAGAAGTTTATGGGGAAAGTTGTTGAGACGCGGGGCCGAAAGAAATCTACTGCCGCTAGCCCGTTGACACGCAAGCAAGAGCTTTTTGTAAAAGAGATCGTCAGTAAGGACGGTCAGATAACTCTGAGAGAGGCCGCAATCAATGCCGGTTACTCTGCCACCTCCGCACATACGCGAGCCTATGAGTTAACCAACCCTAATACATCTCCGCACGTTGTAGCGGCTATCCGTGCTTATCGGGATGAGTTGGACGCAAAGTATGGCGTGACCTACCAACGGCATCTACGGGACCTTCAAACAATACGGGATGAAGCTCTGACCAACGGGGCTTACTCTGCCGCCGTGCAAGCCGAATACAGAAGGGGGCAAGCCCAAGGCGACATCTATGTCAGCAAATCAGAAATCCGTCACGGGTCGATTGATAGTATGAGCAAGGATGAAGTTTTGAAAGCTTTAGAGGATATTAAACAAAGCTATGCCCCCGTCACGATCAACATCACGCCGGAAGAAAACGACAACACCCAAAATCGCGGTAAAGCGAGAGAGCGGCTTTTACAAGCAAATGCGGGAGGCGACGCAACGCCTGAACCGGAAGATATTACTGACGAGGATTGAAAACTCTGTTGGCGCAGGAATACCCGACGTTTTGCTTTGTGATGAGCAGGGAACTTTTCACTTTGTAGAATTAAAGTTTTTGACTGGCAACGCCGTCACTTTACAGCCGTCTCAAGTTGCGTGGTTGTCGAGGCATCAGCATTCCCCAAGTTGGATATTGATAAAGAAGCAACCCAAGCCGGAAGTCCCGCCAGAAATGTTCTTGTATCCCGCCAGCGCGGCGGTCGATCTTAAAATGGACGGGTTGCAATCCGTAGAGCCAATACACCATCAGGAACACCCGTTTAATTGGGACGTGCTTTTTGACTTGATATGTCCTAGATAATCCTATATATGGGGTTATCGTTAATTAACACGGGAGCTTTAGCGGATGAAAAAATATAATAGCGTTTTATGCGTGTCCTTTTCTGTGGATCACGACGATGAAAACGGGGCGGATTTAACCCC